TTGAGAATGTTACAATACCTGTAACATTTAAATTTGACGAATCAATCGTATCCGTCATGTAGAATGATTCTGTAGCAAGATCCCATACAAGGATCATTCCATCTTCATTCTTTCTTGTAGAATCAACGTCAGTTAAATTAACTAATCGTGTCGGTGGTGCAGACGCATTAGATAATACACGGATAATGTTCTGTGAACCAATCCGATCGTTTATATTGGCCATTACCTGGTGACTCCCCCTCGTACTAGTGCTGCACCTTCTACAGCTTTGTATTCTCTTCCAGCATTCAGAATTTTCACGTCATACACATATCTTCCAGGTTTTAAACTAACAGTTTGAGTACCAGTTAACGAAATGGAAAGAATGCCTTGATCTGGACTGGTAACAGTAGATGAAAAAGAAACCGAAGTCGATGCTCCATAATGTTTTCTCAACTGTGCAGTTGTTGATGCATCATTCAAATCTAAAGGTGAATTACTTCTAGTGTCTTCCAACTGAAACGATGTATCAAAATCATACCCTTGTTCGATCACAATATTGGATACATAAACAGCCATTATTTTATGATGCTAATATACCTCTAGCTATTTATATTAATTGTTGAGGCTAGTTATTTTTGAAGTAATTCCCTGAGAAGAGTTTTTATTTCATCAATGTCTTTTCTCATATCATCTAATTCTTTTTTACGCAAATCCTTTTGCACTAAAGAATTAACGTATTGATTATAACCGGCAGTATCGCAGTTTACGATAGCACCGGTATTTTCATCTCGATATAAATTAGAGTACCCTTCTACTTTTATCATCTGAGTGCAATAATTCTAAGGTCTCCTAAACGAGGTGCCTGTGCCTGATTAGAACTTGACATTGCAATCTTGATTCCATATCCGTTGAAGAGATCTAGATTATCAACTGTAAATTCATATTCCAAGAACTCTCCATCCAAACTTGCTCTTACCCTTCTATCAGGCAATCCACTATTCTTAGATGGATCAACAACCAAGAGTCCTTCAGTTGTTTGCTTCAGATTATTATATCCTGGGAACAGTTCAAATGATTGCTGAACTTCACTAGAATCTGCTTTTATTGTTGTATAGAGAACTCTAAAATCAGCATCTCCTGGTCTTTCTGCCGCAACAATAACTTTCAATCCTGTCGCAGGATTTTGAAGATCGATTATATCTGAGTAGTAAACTGATGCATGTGGATCATCAAATATAGAATTGACTCTATTATCATTTACATAATCTGTGATTGGATTATTCAAACGATTGAGATTGAATACAGTCGTTGCACTATTAAGATCCAAAATTGGTGAAAGTACATTATTTGGATCACTAGTGTTAAAAGTAATTGCAGTTGTCAGTGATTTCTTTCTTGGTAAAGAAGTTAAATACTGATCTTGATTTACTTCTGATGCAACCATTCTCAGTGATGAAAGTGCATTTAATGAATTCAATTGAACTTCTTCATATCCATTGTCATCGAATGAAACTTCTGTTCCATCAACACTAGTTGCTGTTGTGGTTCTAATTCTTCCTGTTACAAAAGTAGTAGATCCGGGAGTAATGATATCATATACAGGAGTTATCTGATTGAATGCTATATTTTCTGAGGCAGTTACTTCATCTCCACCAACTAATTTTTCATCATTAAATGAAAGTTGTGGAGAATCTGCAGTAGCTCCGTCATTGATTCTACTGTTTCCTTTACTATTGGTTCTATCAATCTTAATGTGATAACTATCGATATCAATTGGTGCAACTATGGATGTTGTAATTCCATTGATTCTTCTCAGTGAAACTCCACCAACTTCATATTTTTCGACAGTAGTATCTGAGAAGTGATTAACAGAAATCGTTCCATCAATTGCTCTACCATTTGCAGAAATGCTCAGTGCTCCCACACCAACATCATTATATCCAATAATTTCACTTCCAATCTTGACATAACCAATGTATCCTCCTCCAACTGGTCTCCCTTCAAAAGTTGTGAAGTTTGAAGTGGAAGCAACACTAATTGTTGTTACTTCATCAACACTTAATTCGGCAGTCAATGTAGTGGAAGGAACATCTGATCCAATATTATCAACCACAACCTTATTAGTAGTTGAATACATTCCGTGATTGAAGTGGTCTACCTTGAAATAATCACCCGAATAAACTCCACCATTTGCGGATGCAGAAACAATAGTAGTTCCTGCCGCAGAAACTATAGTAGATGCATCACTGTAGTAACTTACTGCAGCACCTACAGCAAATTCTGTTCCACTGGTATTAAATTGACCTTGTACGTTTGTTAGATACAGAGTATCTAAACCATTAATTGCAGTAATCGTTATTCTTGCATCTCTACCAGTTTGGGTCGTAGTTGTTGAAGTTTGAATACCAACAACATCTCCAACTTTGTATCCTGTTCCAAAATCTGGATGTGCGGTAGAGTGTGCTACACCAGTAATAGCACCACTGGCGTTTGTGGTTATTCTGAGTTTGAGGTTTTCTCCCTCTCCAGAAATATTGTAAGTGCTTACAACTTCATTAGTAACACTTGCTGGATATCCAGTACCAGCAGTAGTAAGACCAACCGTAGAAACAGAACTACCTTGTCCAACAACTATTGCAGATCCACCATTATCGTTAACACCTGCAAGTTTTCTACCAGCAGTTACAATACCGATAAAATCACTATTGGTTGTTGTTACGATACCGATCTTTCCTTTCTTAGGAAGAGTGGTAATTGGGTTATTGATCAACTCTGGAACATAAGTATTACTTTGATCTAGTGGTGGATTGTAGAAGTATGCTGTTCCTTGAGTTGCAGTAAACTCTGCTTTATAGAGTTTAAACTTCATATCCTGATTCTGATCAGTAGTCCAGATAGAACCGTTTTGTGATTTAAACAGTGATCCTAAAGCAAATTGCTTAGTGTAAATAACTTGATCTACATCTGGCAACTGTTGAGTATTTACAGTTTTTTCACCCATGACTCCAGTCCATACCTCATATTCATCACTTTGTTCTGCAATCAAAACTATGGCATATTCTCTGCCTGGTGGTAAGAAAATTGGTTCTGGGAATCTAACGTTTGTTGCAACTTCTCCAGTTGTAGAAGTTTGAATGAGTTGAGTTTCTACTCCATTTTCATCTACAGATCTTGGTCTAAGAGTTACTGGTGTTCCAATAACTTCAAGTGTTGGTGTTCCGAGTTGAGTAGATCTAACTTCTACTCTTACGGGAGCATTACCACTATCAATTCTTGCAAAGAATATATCAACAGAAGTTAAGAATACTCCATTTGCATCATCTTCAGTATCAATATCAGATTTGACCTGAACATTGCCACCAACAGTAAATGTTTGTGCTAATGGGTCTGCATAAGTTTCTGTCGTAACTCTCTGAACTCTTTGAGTAGTTAAATTAGTAGTCAGATTAACCGTGCTGCTAATATTTGTTCTTGTTGTTTGGGAAGTTACAGTTGCCTGGAACTCTAAAACTGTTGTATTGGCAGTATAGTTTGTTTCGGCAAAAGAAATTGTATTACTTCCTGGTAAACCAGCAGCGTTTGTGGAACTGGAAGTAAGTTTATATGTTTTTGTTCCTGTACGTATTCTAACAGAAGGTCTTGGAGATTCTAGTGGATTTCTAATAAAGAATGTTCCGATAACATCTCCAAAATTATCAGAGATCAATCTTCTTTCCTTTACAAATGCAATTGCACCACTACTTTGACCAACTAATTGCATTCCACTTGTAATATAACCAAAATATCTACCTTGTGCAGCTTGTTTTAATGAAGCAGTATCTACATTGATAATTTCTGATGTTGAACTGTAAAAATCTCCAATAGAATTTTTAGTATATGGGTTTTGATTATAAGTTGTTGTTGGGGAACCAAATGGTCCAGTTTTATGATTTGGTTTAGCAACTCTAAATCTAATTCTTTCAACTCCATTTGAATCTGTTCCAATGACTGTTTCACCAATGGAGAATGCTGCAGATGCTCCGTTTCCAGTCAACTGTCTGTTATTGGAAATCTCAATAAGTTTTGGAACTACATCAACACCACTTCTATTATCTAAGAACTGATAATATCTTGTGTTTGGTTTTAAATTTGATGCAGAGAACTCAACGTTCCTGGATCTCATAAACAGTGCATCTCGATTTCCAACAACTTCATTTCTGATAGTTGTATCGACCGTATCAAATGATCCTGTAGCAGTAGAGGAACTACTGCTACTAGTAGTACCTGTTGTAGTTGTTACATCTCTAGATGTTCTTCTAATCAATCTACCACGACCTCTCCTTACAGTTCTTCCTCCAACTCTTGTTCTAGCAGTTAAGTTTTGGGAAAGATTATTAACTAGATTTACATTATTTGTTCTAGTTACTCCAAGATTTACATTCCTATCTGCAAGTTGAACAGTTCTGGTCCAACTGTCAACTGCTGGATCCAATACAACAGTTCCGTTATAAACAACGATATTGAATGGGTTGACATTTTCAACTTTGGTTGCAAATGGTTGTTCCAACCAATCAACCTCATTATAGGCAAGTGTTAATACGTTTCCAGTTTTTTGAATGTTTGGATCCAAAAGTGTAAGACCTGAATACTTGTCTTTCGAAAGATCCAAATTTTCTGGAGTTAAATCTTCCGTCGTTGCTACTAACGATTCCAAAGAATCACTACTAATATCAGAATTTAGGGTTCTTGAACTGGTATCAACTAAAGTTGTTGATAAATTAGTATCAAAACTTGATGCATCAGAAAAATCATCTACAAAGAATCCACTCTTAAATCTATTTTTTCCTTCAGCATCTTGAATTTGTAAAGATTGAGTATTAACTTCAAGTAAAGATAAAGTTGTTATTCTTTCTAAGTTTTCAACTCTATCTTCAATGAGACCAATATCTCTCATAGTATATCTTCTGTTATCCGTCAAAGTAATATTTGCATCATCGGGATTATAGAGATATGCTGGGTATTCTATAGTTCCTAGTTCTAAAAACTCACCTCTTCTAGTAGGTGGTTTTGGATTTTTTGAAGATACTCCTTTATCTATAATAAAGTTGCCAGAAATATCCAAGTAAATTTTATCTATTCTTGGTAAGTAGAAATCTTGATCAACTACAGATCCTTCCTCTGGTGCAAGTAATCTCAATGGAGATGTATTAAAAGCACCAGTTCTTGCATTAAAATCAAATGGTGATCTATCAGTTGTCACTGCTGGATCAAAGACAGACACTCTAGGTCTAAAGTCTAATGTATCGGTTGCTCTAACAGATCCTCCAATATTTGGAATATCTTTTGAGAATCTTTCTTTATCGTAACTATCGACAGTGAAGACATCACCAGTATCGTTTGTTGGAACTGTGTAATGATCAAATACAACCATCAAACGTCTTGATGGTTCTTGAGTATTCTTAGTTCTTACGAGTCTGGAATAATCATAATACTGATTTTTCTGACCTCTATTTAGTTTAAACTCTTGAGTTATATTGCTAAAACTTCCATTCGTGATAGAATCAACCGCAGTATCAATTCCAGATTCTTCAAAAGTTACTGCTTCTCCAATAGAGAATTTATTACCATTCAAATAAACAATTCCTAATTTATTTGCACTACCCGATGAAGGAGTTGTTGTATTATTAGTGACAACTCTAGCAACAGCATTACTAGTACTTCCAATAATATTTTCACCAATCAGTGCATTTGCTCCAACATTTGCAATAACTGGAAACTCAATTATATCTAAAGTTGGATTTGATACATTTAAAGATTCATATACAGCAAGAACTTTAACTACATCTGGATAATTGAGAGAAATTTCGTCATCTTGAACTCTCAATCCATAATACTTATTATATGTCAATCCATCATTTTTAGAAGTTGCTATATTACTACCGGACTCTTTTAACTTAGATCCATTTACAAATAAAACTCTACTTCTACTGAAGTTTTTGGTTTTACTTTGAATACCATTCTTAAGGAAGGTTACATTAACAACGGTATCATTATTTGATTGTGCACTATCCAGATTTCGTAAAGTAAGAACATTTCCACTAAGATCAAATGCATCTGAAGTTATGGTTCCAATACCACCACCATTGTATCCAACAGAGAATCTTTCTTGATCAAAATTTACCCAAGAAATATCAGTGATTCCACTAATATCACTAGTGTTAATCTCTAAGGTATTATCAGAGTTATCAACATCTTGTCCAGTAAGTTGATCGATCAGATAAAGATTAGAGTTTGAGAGATTGACAGCAGAAGTATTTTCTTCTGGCAGGGGTGCAAATAAAGTTCCAGATCCTCTTATAATAGGTGCACCCAAGAATCCATTAACCTGAACGTCTGATGTTGGTAGTGCTCCATCAAAAACTCCAGTAACAGTAGTTATTCCAGAAATTTCAAAGGACAAAGCATCTGATGCAACACTGGAAATCCTATTGTAAGATTCTAAAGAAGAACCTGACTGCTGATATCTAACAACTGTATCAGTTCTCAAACCAACAAATGTTCTTCCTGGAGAAGTAACTGTCGAAATACCACCACCTGTGGCAGTAATTGATAGTTGAGAAACTTCTCCTGGAAAATTAAACCTATCTAAAATAGAATCTGCCTTAAAGTCATTACTACCACCGAAAGGAGTAGTCTGCTTTACAGATTTTATATTCTGAGTATTATATCCACGAACTTCGGTTACTGATCTTGAAGACTCAATACCATTAATAATAAGAATTTCTCCTTTTGCAAACGTTCCGGAGGTTTGTCTTAAGAAAATTGTATTAGATGCTCCATCCGCAGTAGCAAATCCAGTTGCACCTGTGCTCTTCCCTTTGATAAAGTACGATTCTTCAACTTCTGCTGTAGTAACTGCTTGATTTAGTGTAAGTCTTGTATAGGTTTGAATATCATAAAGTCTTAAATCCCAACTAGTAGATGCATCACTATATGCAGAATCAGTCAAATTAAAAGAATAAACTCTTGCTTCTCCAATTTGTGCTCCAACACACCCAAATTGAGAATAAAGAGCAATTGTTTCTCTTACTTTTGCTAAACCAGTTACGTTATTAACTCTCAGTATATTTCCCATTTCAAATGGGACTGTAATATTTTTAATGTTTGCAGTATCTCTTGGTTTTTCTGCATCGAGAATTGTTGTTGATACTTTTTCAATATCATATCCTTTAACATATGCCTTACCTGAAGATATGTTTAAAGATGCGAGATCATCTGATGGAGTATTTCCTTCATCCGTCTGCTCATTACTGAAAAATACGCCATCATTACCAATCCTATCATTCAGAGATTCTTCTAAATTTAAATCAAATGGTTCTACAGTGTAATCACCAGATTCATCAAATGTTCTTTCTGCAAGATAATCTCTAATTCTATTATAATCAGTTTTTGATGTTATCTTCTTAACTTTTCCGTTTTTTAATCTAAGTAACTCTACAAAATTTGTATCATTTGTATCGGTTAATGATCTTTTTGTAAGAGATAAAGATATTTTAAATCTATCAGCACCTGGTGATGCATAATTTGAGAATCCTTTTGCGTTATCATATAAGGATTCATCTTCTTTTGCATTAACAACAGATTCTGTTATTTTTAAACCAACTCTGTACGATGGAGTATTTGTATATTCATCTAATACAATAGTTTGCTCAGAAACTTTTACAAAATACCCTCTTATGAAATAAACTCCTTCACCAATTGATGCTGCTGATCCAATTGCAGTTGCATTTGCATTAATCAAAGATCCAAATGGTGTACCAGAATTGATGGTAGTATTTCCATAGACAACATTTTCCGTTGCTGATAATAATTCACCATTCACAAATTCAGAAAACTCAAAGTTTGAATCCGATTCGAGATACTTTACGTACAGTGTAATATTATCTACATTATCATTTTCTGAAGGAAGAACTACTTTTTGAACTTTTGCCGTAATTCCAGAAACTTGCCCTTGTATAGTTTTTCCAACAAACTTATCAATATATAATGATAAATCAATACCAAATTGAGTGGTATTTAACTTTACAGCATAAAATTGACCATCATATCCAATATTTCCAGGGATAACCATTGATCCCTCTTTAAACATGTGACTTCCAAACTCTTCAACCTGATTTTGAAGAATAGATTGTAAAGTCGTTAGTTCTCTAGACTGAACAGGATATCCTGGTTTGAATAAAACCTTTAGAAAGTTTTTTGCTGAATCAAAATCGTCATAGTATGGATTGATATTTAAGTTTGTTTTTTGCGACATTTTTCTTTAGAATTCCAGAATAATTTTGATGTCTTCTTTTTGTCTAGAGTCTCTCTGTACAAGAGAACGATTATCGATGTAAATAATATCTCCCGTGTTTTTATTTATCTCTGGATCTGCAACCCCTCCAGAGAAAGTTACACCCAAACTAACTTGTTTTGATCCAATCGTAGTTGTGATACCACTGAAGTTTATATCAACAGATCCACTAATTGGAGAGATAGTTGAGGTAGTTGATGCAAAACTAACAACGTTTGCCTTTCCAGTAACATCATTTCTATCAGTCTGATCAACACCATTAGCAAAATTTAAGGATCTATCTTGATAATATTTCAATACTCTTGTATCAGTATCATATGATGCAATATATCCTCTTGCAGTTCCATTATCAGTAGATTGAGTTATTGCTGCACCAACAACAGGAGTGCCACTAAAACTCGATGTCAATTTAATAGCACCCAAGGAAGAGTATTGATTGCCAGTAAAAGTTGTTTGTGAATTATATTTTTCGGGATTCTTGATGATGCCAACTTGAGAAAACTTAGTATCTGTTGGAAAATCCTTCGTTGAATCATCAAATCTCGAATATACTAGGACTTTATCTGCACCTAATTCGGAATAAATGTCATATCCATGACCTCTAGATGGAGGAATGATTGGAATTAATTTTGCGACGTTACTACCAAGAGAATCAGTTGTGGCATGTCCAAAATCAACAATTCCAAAAGTATATCCACTACCACCAGAAACTACAGTTGCTTTTGTAATCTGACCGGAAGTATTGACCTGTATATTAACCTTTCCTCCAGTTCCATCACCTTTGATATCATAAGTTCCGGAAGCATAAATTCCACTTCCACCATCCGCAATATAAACAATTTTTATTTGGTTATTGTTTACAGTAGAATCACCAGCATCCCTCACACTTTGAATTTGGAAATCTGTAGATGTTCCCCATTCATTTGGGAGCACAATATATTCAGTGGAATCAAATTTAATAATGTCACTTGGAGAAATGGTGAATAAGTATTTCCAAATATAACCATCACCACTTGTTCCAGCAGCAGCAGGTTCTAAATCTGTAAAGGTTGGTTCATCTTGAGATGTATTTCCATTCAGATTAGATGATCCTCCAATATCTCCATGTGATCCATTGTAAAGACAGACATAAACTCTAAAATCACTATTAACGACATAATAGTTTGAATCATAAAGTCTTGCACTTTTTGCATTAGGACTTTGATTAGCAACACTATAATCATGACGATACATGTCATATCTAGTGTTTGAAGTCCAAGTGACTTTCCTTATAACTCTCCTAACATTTGAACTATTCAACTTCTTACCAAAAAGAGAAGTATTTCTATAATGACTCAAATATTGTTGATTATCAATAGGACTAGGGGGATTTGTTGGAGTAATACTCCAAGTATCAGATCTACCAAATCCAACAGAAGTTGGTCCAGGATTTGACAGTCCTAGAAAAACATAATATGAATTATTAGCATCCAATACAGAATCTACAAAATTATTAGCATTCGCAATTCTAAATTGGTCTGTTACTATAGCAGCCATATTACACAGTTTTTAGATATTTATATTGTTTAGTTTAGTGTTTCTGGAAGTGCTCCAGTTTTTCTAAGTCCTTCACCTCTTCTTTGGATTGTTGGGAATGTGGATAATCCAACATCAACAGTTTTTCCAGTAACTCCAATAGAAATTGGAGAAGATGCTCTAGTAATAGATGTAAATAATCCCCAAGAGAATTGACCAACGATATCTCCACTTGTAGTGAGACCAGATGTGGATGTTCCGGAGTCAATATTGCAGGTAACAATTCCAACCGTCCCATCAACAGTTATTGCTCCAATATAATAAACATTATCTAAGAATGTTGTTCCAATACCAACTACTGCACTATTAGAATCATCAACGGTCGTTACTCCAGATCCAACCTTTGTATTCTTAACAAATATTGGATATCCTATCTTCAAGTCATTACCAAATGCTGTTGGAGATCTATCAAGATGGAACTTAATTGCTAGTGGATGTCCACCAGTACCTGTAGTGGTTTCTATAGAAGTTATAATTCCAGAGAAACCAGAAACATTTTCAATTTTTCCTAAAACTTCATAATTTGGATCTGGCAAAGGAACAATAGTTTTTGGTGCAACAGTATATCCAAATCCTGGATTTGTAATATTGATTGGAGTAGTTAAAGATCCACCACTCCCAACTGTTACGGTTGCAGTAGCAGTTGTTCCGAATCCAACACCAACACGTAAAGGATTTTGGAACTTAACATTAACAGTAGATCCAGTGTATCCACTTCCACCATTAACAATACTAAGAGAACTGATAGTTCCACCTGCACCAACAGGAGTGTCAACAACTATATTAGCTGGAGATGGATCTTCTTTACCGTCAACTACAATACCTTTCAGATCATTATATGGTCCACCTCCCAAATTATATGCAAAATCACTTACATCATCAACAAAAACTCTAGAATCTGAAGATGAAACATCTTTGATAATTCTTGCTGTTGGATATACTTGAGAAATTGTAGTTTGTCTAGTTTTATAGATAAACTCACCATTAATTACCCTATCAGTTTTTTGTTTTGTCCATGACATGGGTCTGTCATTAACCTCATCAACTCCCTGATCAATATATAAATTTGTTTCAAACTTATCTGAGAAAGAAACATCAAAAACGACTCTTCCATCCTGAGTTACTGTATTAGGTATCGTATCATTCTTAAATACCTGAACATTATCACCTCTTTCCAAACTCGGAATAACATTATCTACTTGTAAATCATCTAAACCCCTTGTGCCTCGATAGAAGAAAATATCAATCTTGTCAGACGATTTTGGAGGAACACTAAATGCAAATGATGTGCCACCATCAAAAGTATATGCTTCTCCAGGTTCTTGTAGAACACCATTGATGAATATTAATAATACATTTTGGAGATCTATGGTAGACTCTTCTGGTTTTTCGAAACTTAAGATTGATCCATTGTAGAATAATGGGAATCTAATTCTTGATCCATCTTGATAGTTTTTAATCGAGTCAATAAAGTCAAGTTCCCCAAATTGCCATGCACCAAATTTATCACTATATGTTTCCAATACAGTTAATTCAAATTCAGATAATGGAGAAGATAATCCTGCGGCAGTAACAAGACCAACCGGTTTGAATACATCACCTTTCCGGAATGCATAACCAGATCTTGCGATAGAGAAACTATTAACCGAGTGATATGTAGATCCAACACCAACTGTAGAACTTGCTCCAACATTAACATTGAGTAGTAATCCAGTTCCCGTATTTGTTGTTGCACCCTCACCTATTCTAGAAACACCAACAACTTCAAGATTTTCATATGTAGGTTCAGAAACAAATATTTCTGGATTATTATATCCACTTCCACCATCATTGATGGTGAACACCAATGTTCCACCTGCACCTACTGTAGCACTAATATCTGCTACATTTCCACTATGATCATTTTCATAAACACTGATACCTATTGATACAATTCCATTATATCCAGATCCAAAGGTTCCTCCAGTAATTCCAGTATTTAATCCAACAATAGCACCAGCAGAAACTACTGCAGTCACTGCAGCACCAGCAAGAGGTGCATATCCAAGACCACCAGTTGATCCAAGAGAAATGATAACACCACCTCTAGGAATCTGATTTTGATTTACATCAGATTCAGAAACCAAAATACTATTTGGATCTGCTATATCAGTTCTAATCCCACTGAATACGATAGAAGAGATTCCTGTAGGAGAAGTTTGCTCTATAATACTGAAGTTATTTGATGGATTATTCTGAGTTGATGGAGATTGGAATATACCATTGATGAATACTATTCCATTTCCTCCAGTAGTTCCAATTCCAGCAGTATTTGCCCCACCAACAGTTAATGTAAATGTTCTTCCGATACCACTAAATTCTTCCGAAACATCATCATAAACTTGATTAGTACTATAATCACTTCTAAGGAAAACTCTACCAGTAAAGTCGGAAGTCTCAAATTCTAAATTACCTGCAGTTCTAGTGATACTTGAATTACCTCTAGGTGCTTTTGTAAAGAAAATGCTGTCTCCAACAATATTGTAAGAACCTCTGTATATTCTGGTTGTTGTTGAATCAGTATGTGATGTTGCAGATGATCCGACATGACCCCTTACAACATTAACCAATTTTTCAGTTCCTGTATTGGTAATAGGTCCAACATTAGTTGTTCCAAAACCAACATTAATAACTTTCATATATTCATCATCAATTCTCAGTATATCAAGAGGAACTACAGTTGAAATTCCACTTAAAGCAAACGTTGTTGCTGTAGTTGTAATTCCCCCACCATTTCCTGCCAATGTTTGAGAAATTTTTGTAAATGCAATTGGATATTGTGCTACGTTATCGAGAGTAATGATTGCCTTTTCATTTCTCTTTGCCATTGCAAATTCATGAGAATTTCCTTCTCCCAAAGAAGTAAATGTAACAGCTGTTCCGGATTTTGTTGTTGATATTGAGAATTTGTTGTCATCATTATTAACAACAGCAAAAACCTGTGTCGGAAGTTCTGCAATGACAGATCCATTTTTGTACATCATTGGGGTTGACCCAACTCCAACAAAAGTCGATCCCGGAGTGTAAACTAATTCTTCATCATTACTAAAGAAGTGATTGTCAATTGAGAATACTCCTGTAGATTGATTGAGAACTTGTGTATCTGCAGGATTAAATTTCTTAGCAAAAATGGAAGTACCATTTGATCTAAGTACAAAATCTTCTTTATCAATTCTATCCCCATTAATTGCAAAATATTGAGAAGTATTTACAGTTTCAATAGAGTTTCCATACTCAAGATTTGGTGCCTGATTTACGACATCAATGGATGTATAAAGACACTCACTAAAAGAATGAACTTTGAAATTTCCAGTAAAACTTGCATCTGGATAGAACTTAACTAAAACATCATCACCACTAAACTCTCCACCAAATGTTCCAATACCAGAAGTAGTATCAAATTCATCAGTTCCAGATAGTGAAAGGAATGAAGATTGTTGGACATAAATGTTAGATAAATCTTGGACCATCATAATTTGATGGATAGACTTTGTAGATCCAATGCTAACTTCAACTAAAGATCTTGATGCGTCAAAAGTATTTTTATCCAATGTCAAGAATGTTATTGCACTAGTCCCTCCAGCAAAATCGGATTGATAAATTGCAGATCTTTCATTACCCACTGGTTGATTTGGCAGGATATATCTATATGTTCCAACACCAACAGATGTTGTTCCAAATCCTACGACTCTAGTTTTTACAACAACATCTTCATCAGTATCATTATTAAAAGTTAAATTAACTATTCCAGAATCTATAGTTGCTCCAAATGACCCAATCAGTCCACTAGATCTTGAGAAACCTTCCGTATCAAAGTAAAAATCTGCAATACTTACATTAGTTCCATCATGAGTAAAGTATAACTCTACAAAATTTGTTTCATTAGATACTCCCTTATAAACTTGTGCATTAACATGTAGTGAAGTAAACTTATCAGTTGCGACTCCAATGATGGTTGAAGTTATTCCAACAGTAACTACTTGACTGCGAGAAGTTAGATCAATAAACCCAACTGACTGTGTTCCAATACCAATAATCGAATTATCAAACTTTTTATAGATATATTTAATATCATATTCGGTATCAAAAGCATCTACTGGTGTAAATCTTAAATAGGTATCTCCAAGTTCATCAGATTCTAATGAAAAATCACCATACTGCTCTCCATCTTGTGTAGTAAATCCAGATCCAACATTAACTAAAGATTGTTTCTCTAAAATAAGATTGTTTTCATTTACAGAATTTTTCAAGAAAACTAGATTAGTTAATTGAACTTGATTTTTATTACTAACATCGGCAACTTTAAAGAGATAATTGTTGTAAGATCCCAAGTCACTTACTTTTACTATGTTTTTATATACAAATGGATCTGATTCAAAACTACTAAACTGATTTTGGATATTATCTACTTTTAATACAATATTAGATTTGGATTCATTAAAATTCGTAAGTTTTTTATTTGCTAATTTTAAGAATTTTGATCTTTCATTAACCAAATCAACATCTTTTACAAAGTCAAAGTTATTGATTGTGTCTACTCTCTTTTCATCAATAATATCTCTCACAATTGTAGTTTGATTTGTAAAACTGGAAATTCCAATTCTATCATCATCGTCGGATATAATTTCTGTATCAGAGAAATTTTTAATTCCAATAGAGTGAACTAAACTATTAACAGGTGTTCTAATATCTTTCCATTGCTGTTTACTCTTAACAGAATAAGAAAGATTCTGGTAATAATCATTATCTGCAATAATCTGATAGTCTTCACTTAATTTGCCAGTTTCTGTTTCCCAACCCTCATTTTTTCTGTTTGAGAATTTAATCTCATACATTCCATCATATTCATCCAGAGATTCAATAGTTCCAAGGTTTCCAGATGTTTTTCCTTTAAGAACTTCATTGACAGATAAATCATAAGATCCAAATACCTTTAAGAATCCACTATCATCATACCCAGTAACTACCAAGTCTCTTTCAACATCATCAACAATCAAAGTTTCTCCAATTTCAAATGCTGATGATCTTAAAGAAATTGAAAATGTTGGATAGTTGTCTTTAGAAATGATAGTTCCAAAAGAATCTTGAATTGTTTTTGCAATTCCAGTATTAGTTCCCAAACCAACAATACTGAGAGTAACCTTATCTTCAACTAATCCTACATTATAATTTGTAACCGTAAAGAACTTATATCCATAATCACTGGAGTTAAATCCGTCGCCACTTGTACTATATTTTTGGATGCCTTCAACAAAAACTTCATCATTAACTGCAAATGGAGTCGTTGTGAATCCTAAACTTGGTGTCGTAAGAGTACAAGTAAAAATACCAGTATTCGACGAGTCAACTTTCGTTATACTAACACCATTAGTATTGGAAGTAGCAAAAAGTTCTGCGGATTGATCAGAAACTCCTTTTGGTGGGACATCAATATTCAAGTTAGTAATTGAGTTTCCTGTCAATATTGGTTTTATCAACCCATTATTTAATACTGTTCTTGTATCATTATTAACAACAACAATTTCGGGTGTGGTAATATATCCTGAACCACCTGATGTTATAGTAACAATACCGATAGTATTGGAATTTTTTAATTGAATTCTTGGAGATATGAAAGCTTCTGGTTGTAATGTTTTATCGGAGGAATACTCAAATCCTTCATTTATAATTCTAGTTTCTAGAACATTTCCAATATCATTGGATTCTAAAGAAACAAATAAATTATTACCATTAGTTGAAGTTACATCAGATAATACGGGAAGTTTTTTGTATTCAGATCCACCAGATAAAAGTTTTACTTTATTTGCTGGTCCTGATGCTGATGTTGAAGTTGTAGTATACTCCAACTTATCACATTCAGTTGAGAGATATGACAGTTTCTCTGGTACTTCTTGTAATGAAACTTGGAATGTAGTAGTTCCTACACCAGAGATTGGATACGTTTGATTATATGCACTATCTACAAACAAGATTTCAGAATAATTATCAACATCTTTATCAGATGTGCTAATATATCCAGATTTCTCTAAAGAATAATAAAGTTTTTCTGGGAATCCAGAAGAGTGATTGAGTGTATATGTTGCGCCAGAAAGACCTGTAGTTCCAACACCGACTGAACTGAAGATGCTTGTAGATCCTGTAGATACAAACTCATTATTGAAGTCCTGATCATAATAAACTCTGAATGCATAACCAGATAAAGAAGAATCCGAAAGATCAAAAACAAGATTATTATTTACTACAGATTCTATTCTAGGATTGATTAAAGAGAGAGTTTGTGAAGAACTTCCTGTAGAAGCAAAACTTACCACTGTAGGTGGATTTAGATTTGCATCCTTAGGAGTGTTGCATAATTTTACTGTATTTTGATCAACTTTATAGATGAAGTAATTACTTCCATCAAGTGGAGATGGTCTTTGATATCTTTCAACTGTGGCATTAGGAGCAGTATAAAAATCTACTTCATCTTCGGTGACATATAATCCAAATGGAGTATTTGATGAACTAAAATCACCAGAAAATGTGCCAATTTCTACACCAGTTGAAATGTCCCATGATGTTGATAATCTATAGATATGTATTTTATGATCACCTCCAGACGCACTAGTGAAATATAATAAATTTCCAGAAGAGTTAATGCGTATCTCAGCTGTTCCAGGATTAAACCCAATAGTTAGAGAAACACCAGAATAGGATGCAGTACTAATATCCCATGGGGTAGAGAGATCTAACTGATAGAGAAACTCCTGTGTGACTAAATTATACACCCCAGATACATAAGCCACCTTTCCATCATATCTAAAGTGAATTCCCTGAGGAGTCAAAGGGTCAGAAACTGAGCTATAAAGTCCTAAAGATGCAGGGTTTAGACTTATATTGTCATAACTTGCGGTACTAACGTCCCATGCAGTAGACATGGAATATTGAAGCAATTCTCTAACTGGAGATACTCCCATTCCCCATCCAAATACCCAGAACTTACGACCATCATCTCTAAAATAAAGACCAAAAGTATTTTGTTTATTAATTGTATAATAATTAGAAAATGTTGCCGTGCTTGGGCTCCATGGAGTCGAAAGATCCCACGCAACTACTGCTGTCAAACCACCCGAGGCATACGCACTGCTACCAGAGGTATACATCTGCGTACCATCTGGTTTGAAGTATAATCCTCTGGGATATGACTGTGGAGCTAATACTGAACTTTCATCATTTGCCGAAACCAAATAACCAAAAGTATCATCTTCATAATGAACCTTATCTCCAGTTTCTAATTCATGATTGCTAATAGTGATTTCATTTGTTACAGTACTAACCCCTGTAGAATTAAATCCAATCGGATTGATTTGAATATTCCCAGAAAAACTTCTATTTACTCTAACAGCAGTTGAAGTTCCAATTCCAACAGAAAGATTTGGTTTTACATTCAGTGCAATTGAATCTCCGGCAGTCAATCCATGTGCTGTTGATATCGAAACAGTTGATAAAATCTTCTCAACTATTCCTGTTTTCTGCTCAAAATTACTTTCAAAGTAGTAATCATCCGCATCACTACCGTTTGTGATAAAAAATACTTCGTCGGATGTAAGAGAAGTTTTTATACCAATAGTGCTTGGTGATTTATTAACTGCATATACTGTCGGTGGAAGATGAAAAGGAGTTCCTGTTGGAGAAGTGGAAATCGAAATAGTACTATTACCATTTGCACTAAATGTTAATTTTTGATTGGTTTGGAAAGGATGATCATCCAAACTAATCCTTTGAGTAGGAATAGATCCTGTAATTGTTTCTTGACCAAAAGAATAAGATACTTGATATCCCTTTCCAGCAGTCGTACCTAATCCAACAGATTCTCTTGGATTAAAATAAACTTTATCATTTACTTTAGATTCAAAATAATCTAATTTTTGATCTATAATAAATGTATTTGATTTTGCTGTTATTGCGACACCTACAGTATGTGTGGTGTTAGGAAGTCCTCTTTTTACTCTAAAAATGTTTTTATCTGAATATAAGTTAAGAACTTCAAGAGTTTCTGTTCCTATCCCAATAGTACTACCAACAGAAATTCCAGACGGAATTTGTGTCACATAAATTTCCGTTGTTGCAGCACCAGTTCCTGCAATCTCTGTAGTTATCCCTATAGTTGCAATACTTGGAACATCAATTTTAAAGTATCCATTTAATGGAGATAATGTAGATGTGGAGAATCCAGATATTGAAACATAATCATTGTCTGAAAATATATGGAAAGGTTCTATCGTTACTCTTACCTTTCCATCATTTCTCCAAGTAAATAAAGCATTATTATATGACTGATATTCTGTATCAATTTTATTAATAGTTTTTCCTTTTAGTTCCGAAATTTCTGCAGATATTCCTCCACCATTTGTACCACTATTATCAAAAGTTAAACTATCACCTACCTTGTAATTATCACCAGAATTAGTAATTTTTACAGATGTGACTGATCCTTCTTGAACAGATTCGACAGATATTTTTTGTCTCTTGATCTCATTACTTTCAATAATAAAATCATTATCTGCCTCTAATTCTGAAATCTTATATGGTAAAGTATTTCTAGAAAGTCCTGAGGAATTAAAATCAAATGTTTGATCTAATGTTGAATTTTCACTTAAAGTATTTGATCTAAAAGTATCTCCAATAAAATATGGGAATACTGGTTTCCCTGATACTGAATTTATTGATGCATAATACGCATATACTCCATTTGGAAACTCTTCAGTTTTTGCAAACCTTCCATTATTTCTATCAAGATCTCCAGTTCCGTTTACATACCTATAATCCTCAACAAAAAATCCCAAGGGGAAATCTGATATTGATGGTCTGTCATAAATGTTGGATGCACTTTGAACATAACTAGAAGTCATCGTTTTTGGATCAGAACTTATATTTTCTGGATCTATTGGTGCATATGAACCATAAATTGGATTTCCATCATATGCCCACCCAATGATTCCGGATGGATCTGATCCATCATCCTGAAAAGAATTTCTTAAATTTTCGAAATATCCAGTTACTGAATATGATAATTCATTATCAACATCTTCCAATATTTCGGTTTGTTGTGTTGATAATTTTTCGACATGATTAATCGACAAAGATCTAATAGAAGAATCAAATTTTTGATTTTTTCCACTTGCAGTAATTTCAATTGTACTGGAAGTCGAATATCCAATACCAGCATTGATTATTTTTATATCTGTTATTTTCCCTTCATTAGAAGTTACTGCTCTTAATTTAGCACCTGTTCCTGAACCTGTTGGGTCATGAACAACAACTTCGGGAACTGAAAAATAATCAAATCCACTAAATTGAAGATTAACTGCATTTACAGATCCATTAACTATAATGGGTGCAAACTGTGCATCTCTACCGTTTTTAACGGTGATAGATGGTTTTTTCTCAAGATTTAAGATATCAGATCCATATCTTGTTCCTGGTTCATAAACATAGATCTCCTTAATTTCTCCTTTGACAATAGGTGTTAAAACTACAGTATTGACTTGTGTTATTGTTCCAAGTCCGACTGTTGTAACTTCTGCAGATGCCTGAATATCGGGATATTTAAACTGCTGAAATCCTGTTCCGGTTGAAGTAAATTCTACAAAGTTTTCTTGTTCATAATTAGTGGTTATAGTTCCACCAATACCTGCGTCACATAATCTAAATGAATCATTATCTTCCTTTAAAACGTAATATTGATTTTCTGTTGAAATTCCAATTGAACCATATCCAGATTCATATTGATATTCTA